AACTATATGTAATTCACTTTCTGCTCTACTTAACATTAACTTAAACTTTGTTAAGTGTTTGAGATATTGGTTATGTAATTGAGGTGTTTTGATTGATTCTAAATCAAGTTCACTATCGTTAATTTTTAAGTCTTTGTCTGCTTGTTCTTGTAATTGTTCTAAATCCATAATTATCACTATAACATATTATAATAGAAAAGTAAAGTTTCTTACGTAACTGTTACCGAAGTTTGTCCACTTCCTTCTGCAAATTCATATATTTTGTATTGAAAGTTAACTGTTGCTATTAAATAGTTTACATCCGTTTGTTGTTGATTATAATTCAATCCAGATAAAGATGTAGGGAATACGTCTGCGAATCTGACTTGAATATTTGTTGTATTTTTACTTGTTAATATACTTAATGTTGCGTCTGAATAAACAGCACCAGTAGCACCTGCTTGGTTTCTTATTATACCTGCGTCTGTTTCTTGTTTTCTACCAGTAGATGTTGGAAATCTATCTGCACCACCACCAAGTAAATCTCTAAATTCTTTTCTATCTTTAGGAAAACCTAGACCAGTTAACCAACCGTGTATCTCTCTATAGTTTTCTAAATTTTCATCAACCATAAAGTCCATAGTAAGAGGAGCATACGCTAGTTTATCTCCAGGTACAGGTATATTTTTTAATGGTGTTTGTTGTTCCATCATACCTTCTAGTGTTATGCCTGGTAAATTTACTGCCGTACAAAAAAATTCTACTTTAGGAAGTTTTGTAATAGTAAATTTAAACTGCGTTGGAGCTGCATAATCAAACTTCGTTGGTTGTCTTTTGTATGATTGTTCTATTGTCATAGTACTATTTATATGCGAAAATTAGGCCAAAAAAAAGGGGAGTAAAAACTCCCCTTTTAATTCTGTTAGAAAATGTTTCTAACCAATGATATTACATCAAGTTAGCAACTTGAACTTTTTGGTAGTATCTATTAGAGTTAGCACTTCCAGCGTCATTTACTGCTGTAGCAGCACCTGACTGAGCACCAGTTTCAGCGAATGGATTAGCGATTAAGCCATATCTAGTCTTGAATCCGATTTTTGGTTGGAAAGTGTCTTGTCCAACAGCTCTAACCATTTGTAGAGGTACATATGGGCAATAGAATATTCCTGCGTCATATGGTGAAGTACCTTTGTATCCAACAACGTAGTACTGTTTAGCAGCACTATTAGCTGAGTAAGGATCAATGTATACTTTAAATCTACCGTTAAGAACACCTGCAAAAGTATTACCTGTGTCATCAACGTTTAGGTTGTTGTTAAGAGCTGGTGTGTAGTCTAATACGCCTGCCATTTGAAGAGCAGAAGCAACATCAGAAGAACAGATAATTATATTACCTTTTCCTCTTCTGGTTCTTTGTGCAATTCTATTAGCATCTCTTTCAAGTTGGAACATAAGACCTTTGAATCTCTCAACTGACCATCTGCCATTTGAGTCTGTATCTAGGTCAAAAATTCCCGCTGTAGTTACGTTACCAGTTTGAGCACCTTTTTCTGAATTGATGTAGATAGTTCTTACAACTTCTCTATTGATTTCAGCTAAAATTTCAGCTGATAAGATGTTTGCAAGTTCTGTTTCTGCGTCTAAACCGTGGATTGCTTTTAAGTCTTGAGCAAGTTCCATAGTGTATTCAGCTTTAAGAGCTCTTGATTTAGCAGTTACCGTAGATTTCTCTATTGAGAAAGCCATTTCAGCAAATGCATTACCGCTAGCGTCGCCTAATGCTTCAGCTTTCGCTGTAGTCATTGCTTCGCCTTTAGTATAAGTTCCAGGTGAACCGTCGTTTAATACACCAGGATTAGTTCCTGCGTGGTCTGTTGCTGAATAACCGTCAACAGAAGATCCAGCAGCATTTCTGCCTGAAAAATCTGTATCAGCTTCATCAAAGAACGACTCTCCGCCTGTTTGTGAAGTATATCTACTTCTCATTGCGAATATAAGTCCTGTAGGACCTGTCATTGGTTGAACACCTGCAATGTCGTATGCGATTAGATTAGGCATAGCTCGTCTAACTAGTGAAATTAGGATTGGATCCCAATTTGCAACAGCACTACCTGTTGCGTTAGTCGGAGCAGCTTCAGCCAAGTAAGCGTTATCTTCTTTAGAAGCACGTTCTTGGTTTTCTAATATCACAGATGTAACGGCACGTCTATAAGCATCAGTAATTTTTGGTAAATCAGGATGCTCTAGTACTGGCTGCCATTTTTTTTCGTGTGTTTCAGATAAGTACATATGTGTTTATCTCCCTTTATATTTACTTAATAGACAACTTAATGTCTTTAGTTTTGCTTATAGCGGCGCTGTAAGCAGCCATAGATTTTGATAAATCTTCACCAATTGGTGTTGATCCATCTGCCGCTCCATCATCTAGTTTCTCTTCAGCAGTCGGAGTTTTCTTTCCAAAATAAGATTCTTTAACAGTTTCTAATTTCTTTTGATAGTCTTCAGCGTTAGAGTACTCAATCTCTTCAGCAAGTTTAGCAAATTTTTCTTTTGCTGTGTCAGCAAGGTCTTCAGAAACTTTAGCTTTGATTTCATCTTTAACTTTAGTTCCAACTTCCTTGTTTAACTCAACATTTTTTTCAATCTGCTCATTGAGGTCTTTTTCCAGTTTTTCAATTTTACCTGCTTGGTCTTCAAGCACGTTATATTTTTCATCTGGAACATCAATGTAGTGGTCTTCAAATAATTTTTTCAGACCATTGATAAAGTCTTCAGCAATTTCCCCTTTGATACCTCTTTCAAGAGCGATTTCGTTTTCTTTCATCCACTCTTCAACAACGTATGCAAGGTAAGAATCAACTTTTTCAGTTAATTCAGATTTTGCTTTAGCACTTTCTTGCTCTAATTTAGTATTATAATCTGTTTCCATTTCTTCAGCAATTTCTTTTACTTTAGATTTGATTGCCGCTTCAAAAATGGTTGCAGCTTTTGTCTTAAACTCTTCGGTTAAGTCTTTCTCTCCAGCGATTAAGGCGTCAACGTGTTCTTTTACGTCAATGTCTTTTTTCTTTTCTTTATCTTCGTCTTCAGTTCTTACCTCAGCGTCATCTTTTTTAGCATCTTTTTTCTCGTCAGACTCTTTGACATCTTTTTTGTCTTCTTTGTCTTTCTTAGCGTCAATAGCTTTTTGAAGTGCTGGTGGTAAATCGCCTTCTTTAATTTCTTTACCGTCTTCGTCTTTTTTAGTTTCTTTATTCTCCAATTTAGTGTTGTGTCCCGATAATTTCGGCATTGGGTCAGCAGCACCTTGTGATTTTTGAGGAGCTTGTCCAGAAACTTTTGTAACTTTTTTAGTTGCGTCAGGATTTGAATCTGTTGGTTTTACTACTGCCTTACCTAAATCTTCATATTCACTCATTTTAGCAATATGAGAAGGTTCAGCCGCAACAGCATTCTTTTTAGGAGCATCCGCCATTGGATTAGGTGAATTCGCCTCGTCCACTGCTTTTGCTTCTAACGCCTCTAATTTTTGTTCTGTATCGGCCATAAGAATAAATCTCCTTAATTAATTTAAACGTTTAAATTATTTCTCTTTATTAATAGATATTTATAAGATTACTGTTTTTCAATGAATTTCTTAAAGACTTCTGCTTTCGCTTCTGCTAAACGTAGTCTTTTAGCTTCATTTATGTACTGTTTCCACTCTTCAATATCTCTCTCTTTGATAACACCATTATCCCATACCCACTCTTTATTTTCCATAATGCCTTCTACGAAAGCGTCAGGAGCGCTTGGGTCTGCTACAATGTCAGCGGCAGTTGCTAAGTAAAAATCTCTTCCTACTTCATTAACTCCGCCACGTCCTCGCACTAGTGATCCCATACCTCTTGAAGACACTCCTAATTGAGCACCTTCGTTAATAAGATTTTTAACAATCTTACCATATGGTGTATCCATCACTTTTGCTTCACCAACAAAATTTGAACCGTCAGGATGTAAGTCTGTTATCATATGACTTACTCTTTCAAGATTTACAACTGGTCCGTCAGGATGTCCTAACTCACCAAATGCACGTCTTTTGTTGATAAATTCTCTATTATATCTTGAAACTTCTTTTTCTAATATCTCTTTAGGATAGACTCTTCCATTCCTATTTTTGATATCTGCTTGTAAAAAGACACCTTTGATTTTGTAATTTTTCTTGCCACCAACCTCTTCAACTATAAATTGTGATTGAGCAGCTTCTTCGGTAATTAGTTTCATTGTTCTCTCTCTTCTCTATTATTTATAAGATTTCTTATCTAAATTCAACGATTAATGAGTAGTTATCACCTTTAGCAAAATTCTTTGTACTTAACAATACATCACCTGTTGGTGTAGTTGCGTCATTTTTAAATGAGTTTCCATCAGTTCTTAAATCTATTGTTCCTTGTCCTGAAAGAAATAAAGCAGTAGAATTTGTAGCACCGTCCCATATCAATTCCACACCAGATTTTGCGTCTGATACGTTAACTGAATAATATACTCTTGCTATACGTCTTTCACCATCTTCACTCATAAAAGTAGTCGCTGAAGCGTCTATTTTTTGTACGTTAGTTTCTCCAGAACCATCTGAAAAGTTAGTCATTTTTATAACATATTTAACTCCAGATGTATCTGCTATTGTTTGTGTTGTAACTGTATCTGCCATTAGAATCCTAAATGTGTTGCGTCATAAAAATCTTTAGATAATTCACCACGCTCTACTGTTGTTCCTTTTTTTCTACATCTAGCATAGACCTTATTTACTACGCCAGTTCCAGGAGTTGTATAAGTTCTTATACCACCTGAATAAGTTCCAGGTGCGTCTGCATATGTATTGGATGCCGTGGCAGTATTTTCATACTCCCAAACACTATTTGATCCTGGTACATCTACCCACGCCATACTACTCTCCTAATTGTTCGTTTACTTCGTTATCAAAATATTTGTATAGTTCTTCTTTATTTATTTTTCTTGCTTCAGCAACTTTATCTACTGAAGACTCAAATTTAGTTATAATATCTCCAGACGTTCTTTCAATTAGACTAAAAGTATCTTGTACTGCTAACTTTAATCTAGGAGATAAATCTCCATAACTTTTAGAGTCAAGATACTTTGTATCTTCAAATATTTTACTTGTAAAAAAATATTCGTTATCCATTTCTATACACCTGCGTCTGGTGGTGTTTCGTGTCCTGGCGCCATTTCTGGTGCTACAGGTTCTGGTGCTTCTGGAGCCGGTTCTTTCGGTTCAAAAGCGATTTCTTTTCCATCTGTATCCATAATTTTATCAGTTCTTGCACTCGGGTCTGTTACTGCAGGTTTAGGAGCACTAAATTTTTCAGGTTCTACACCTTTAAAAACTTTAGCTGCTACATCTACTCTTTGTTTGTCAAGAGCACTTGCTACTTTATCTCTTAAAGCATCCTTAAATGCCTCTCCTGCGTCTGCATTTTTCCCTTGTTGCAATTTATCAATAAATTCTGCTGTCTTACTTGGAATACTTGCGTCTGCCATTACATATCTCCTTCTATTTCATCTTTATGTGCTGTATATTGTTGCATAGGGTCAGCAATAACACCATCTTTAACTTCTTTTCTAATCTGATTGTTTATATCTTCAATCTCCCTATCATTTTGACGTAAGATTTTTTTTCTTACGTACTCTACTGAAAAGTACTTACCAACATACTCTCTTACTGAATCAGCAAGTCTTATTCTTTCTAACAATAATTCAGAATCTTTTAGTTCAGCAAAATGTCCATCTTGTAAAAAGTCGTATTGTAAATGGTCTCTTACAATATGCCAATCTTCATCCGTAATTACGGCTTTTAAAACTAATTGAGTTCTTAATATATCGTTAAATACTTCAGTAAATTTCTTTCTTAATCTTTGAACAAATTTTGTAAATTTAAGTTCATCTCTAGTAATTTCAGTTGAACGTCCTAGATTAAATCCAGTTGACGCTTCTAATCTACTAGCAGGAACATTTA